TCAAACCGAGACCAGTTACTGACTACATCGTGGTCCACTGCGCTGCCACCAAGGCAACCATGGATGTCGGTGTCCGAGAGATCCGCCAATGGCACGTCCAAGAGCGTGGCTGGCTGGACATCGGGTATCACTTTGTCATTCGCCGCAATGGCACCGTAGAAGATGGTCGTCCGCATAACGTCATTGGTGCTCACGTCGAGGGCTACAACTCTCGCTCGCTGGGTATCTGCCTCGTTGGTGGGATCAACTCTAAGGGCGCCCCTGAAGACAACTTCACGCCTGAGCAAATGAACTCCCTGAGTCTGCTGCTCCGCGCCCAAAAGCGCACCTATCCTGCTGCCAAGATCGTGGGTCACCGCGACCTCGATTCTGGTAAAGCCTGCCCGTCCTTCGACGTGGCTCCATGGCTTAAAGATCAAGCGATTTAAAAACCCTCACTGTGGCTGCATAGGACTCTTGTTCTATGTGGCCTCTTTGCGTTGACAAAAGGAGGTCAATATGAACCGCACTTTATTACAAGGTGGGTTCGATCTTTGTGAGCATCTCATTGACCATGGCATCGGCGCGATCATCGCTGGTGGTTGTGCTCGTGACTTGTTCTTTGGGGTCGATCCAAAAGACATTGACATCATTTGCGCGGGCACTGACCCGGAGACTGTTTCCAGAGCGCTCGATGAAGGTGGCTTTTCCTACCATAAGTTTCCCAAGTATCACACTGGCTCCGACTCTGACCGCCTTCAAGGGGTCTGGAAGATCGAAGGCTCAGAGATCGACGTGATCCTCTATGAGGTCGAGTGCGTCTCCGAGGCCATCCAGAAGTTCGACTACAACCTCAATCAGTTCCTCATCAGTGGTATCCAGCGTGGCATCGAAGGGGCGACCATTCGCTTCATGGGTGACAAGCACTGGACCAATCTGGTGCAACTGCGAGAGGACGCTCGTGGCTCCCGTCAGGAAAAGATGGAAGCCAAGTGGCTCGAACTGATTCACAAAGCTCCGATGCGTCAAGGGCGCTATGTGGATGAGGTTGAGGTGCGTGATGTCGTCGCATGATGAGGAGAGTGAAAGCGTTTTCCTTGCGCATATCCCGTGCGAAGAGTGTGGGTCGTCTGACGCTAACTCCCTGTTCTCCGATGGCCATCAATACTGCTTCGCGTGCCCCCCTGAGACTGCCTATAAGAGGCCCGATGGGAAGGACCGTGGCGAGTACACACCGAAGGTCAAAGGTGAAGGCACGCTCTCTATGTCGGACTGTGGGGGCTACTTCACGGCGCTCCCTAAGAGGTTCTTACAGGAGCCTATCTGCCGCCTCTATGGCTACTGGATTGGCAAGGCGTTCTCGCCTCATGCGGGCAAGGAAGTTCCTGTTCAAGTGGCGAACTACTACGACCCTCAAGGCAACCTGACTTCTCAGAAGTGCCGTGATGCGTCCAAGGAGTTCTTCACCAAGGGCAAGCACAACAAGGACGCTTTGTTTGGTCGTCACCTGTGGAACGGTGGTCGCAAGATCGTCGTCACTGAGGGTGAGATTGACTGCCTGACAGTGGCTCAGTTGCAAGGTGGTAAATATCCAGTCGTGTCCATTGGGCATGGCTCGAAAGCTGCCAAGGCTACCTGTGCCGCCAACTATGAATACTTCGACCAGTTCGAAGAGATCATCCTCATGTTCGACATGGATGAGCCGGGTCGGCTTGCCTCTCAGGAGGCCGCTGAGGTGCTCCCACCGGGCAAGGTAAAGATCGCCGTTCTACCCTTCAAGGACCCTAACGAGTGCGTAGCTCAGGGCCAGGGTAAAGCTGTGATGGATGCCATGTGGAACGCTTCGCCGTTCGTGCCTGATGGGGTCGTCTCTGCGAAGTCCCTAAAGGCCCGCATCAAGGAGAAGAAGCTGGTCCCATCGTTCCCTCTGGTGGCCCCTTACGAGCTGCGCAAGATGACCAAAGACATCCGAGAGGGTGAGGTCATTCTGGTAACCTCTGGGTCCGGCTCAGGGAAGTCCACGTTCGTCCGTCAGAACACCTACAACCTCTTCCACAACAACGGCATTCCGGTAGGCGTGGCGATGCTCGAAGAGGCCGTTGAGGAAACCGTTCAGGACATCGTTGGGCTTCACATGGGTAGCCGAGTTCGCCAGAACCCCGATGAGACCACCGAAGAGATGTTTGACCGGGCTTTCGATGAGATCTTTGAGAGCGACAAGCTGCACCTCTATGACGCCTTTGCGGAATCCGCTGAGGATCGTTTGCTCGCCAAGCTGGCCTACATGGTTCAAGTGGAAGGCTGCAAGGTGATCGTTCTGGATCACATCTCAATCGTGGTCTCTGCGATGGATGGTGAGAACGATGAACGCAAGATGATCGACCGTCTGATGACCAAGCTTAAGAGCTTCGCGAAGACCAAGAACGTCGCTGTGTTTGTGATCTGCCACCTGAAGAACCCTGACAAAGGCAAGCCTCACGAAGAGGGTCGCCCTGTCTCTGCCACTGACCTGCGTGGGTCCGGTGGTCTGCGCCAACTGAGTGACACCATCATTGCTGTAGAGCGTAACCAACAAGGCGCCAACCCTAACCTGATCCTGTTCCGCATCCTCAAGTGCCGGTTCACGGGAGAGACGGGTATCGCCGGATACATGGAGTACGACAAGCAAACGGGTCGCCTCGTTGCCAAGCCTGAGGGCTGGCGTCCAGATGACTCTTCCGAAGCTGATGCGGCATGGGCTGATCAGCAAGAACCCGACTTTTAAGGAGATCCAACTCATGAAGAACTTCGACCTCGTAACCTTCCTGATCCAACTGGCTGGCCGTATTCAACGCAAGCGTCACGAGAAGTTGGTCCAGCGTGAAGCTGACTTGCTGGCTGCCATTGAGGTCACTCGGAACGCCTATGCGGCAACCGTTGAGGCTCGCTGCAATGCCAACTTCCGCTGCCAAGACATCAACCGCGTGAGCTGAGTCTTTGAGCTGATCCAAGAGCCTTCCTTCGGGAGGGCTTTTTAGTGAGTTCAAACAAATCAACAAGGGGGAAACAACATGAACGGTTCTGAAGTCCGCAAGTTCATCAAGCAAGGTGAGCAGGCCACTGAGGTACTCAACAAGCTGGGCTACACGTACAGCGACAAGCAAGGCGAGCACCCTCATTGGGTAGCCCCTTTGAATCCGATGGACCCGATCCTTGAGGCCCTCAATAAGATGATCACCGAGAAGGTGGACGCTGACATTAAGGCCCGCCTTAAGGACTCCCAAGATGGTCCTAACTGGCACCTCGTTGCGCCGATGGTTGGGAAGAACTTCAAGGTGCGCCCTGAGTGCATCCCATCGCGTCACCAACTGTTCAAGTACGCCTATGGCCCGCACTTCGCTGGTCGTGTGTTCCGTGCTGAAGAGATCCGCTATCACCGCTCCGGGGAGTACACAGGCTATGCCGTGCTGTTCTCCTTCAACGTGCGACCGTTCCGCCCTGAAGTCGTATGGCTGCCTTTGAGCGCTGTCGCCTTCCAATCATAAGGAGGCCCAATGCTCATCTCTGACATCGAAACAAACGGGCTCTACGAACAAGTAACCCGGTTCCACTGCGCGACCATTCAAGACTACTTCACCGGGCAATACGTTCGGTACAACGAGGCCACCTTTGCGGACTACATCAAGGCTCTTGAGGCAGAAGCTGCCAAGCCTGATGGCATGATCGTGGGCCACAACTTCATCAAGTACGACATCCCGGTTCTGGACAAGCTCAAGCGCCTCTACTTCGGTAAGCGTTTGAACATCCCAAGGAAGCGCGTGATGGATACCTTGGTGATGACCCGTCTGGTTTACTCCAACGTGGGTGACCGCGACTCGGGTCTGCTGCGCTCTGGGATTCTCCCCGGCAAGATGTTTGGCTCTCACTCCCTTGAGGCGTGGGGCTATCGTCTGGGTGAGATGAAGGGCGAGTACAAGCACGACTTCAAGCGTCTGCTCGATGACCAAGGCATTGAGTATGTCGATGGGATGGAGTGGCTGGAATGCAACCAAGCGATGGAGGACTACTGCGAGCAGGACGTTCGGGTCACCTCTAAGTTGTTCCGTAAGCTCCTTGAAGATCTGCATTACTTCAACGATCAGGGCGAGGCCATTGAGGCTGTTCGCTTGGAACACGCGGCTGCATGGACGCTGGCCCAGATGGAACGCAACGGCTTCCCCTTCGACACCGAGGGCGCTGAGAAACTCTATTGTGAACTGGCGGGTCGTCGCAGTGATCTCCTCGTGGAACTCATCCAGACCTTCGGGTCTTGGTGGGCCCCTAAAGGTGGCAAGTCACCGCTGATCAACCCTCGGGATGGCAAGGAGGTTCACTTCTGGTCCGATGGTCGCCCGATGCCCAAGGTCACCTATCCGAAGGTCGGTGGGGTCTTCCTTAAGAGCGGCAAGAAGGACACCCGTGAGTATTTTGCGGATGCCCCTTACACGCCCATTGAGCTGGTCACCTTCAACCCCGGATCTCGGGCCCACATTGAGAAAGTGCTACGTGATGCTGGCTGGGTTCCGACCGAGCTGACCAACACTGGCGCTGCCAAGATGGACGATGAGACCCTTGAGTTCGTCAAGGTGGCTGACCAGAAGAAGCAAGCGTGCATCAACCTTGTGCGTGAGTTCATGGAGGTCACCAAGGTCATTGGGATGCTCTCTGAGGGCGACAAAGCGTGGCTGCGGTATGTCCGTGAGGACGGCTGTATTCATGGCTCTGTGAACCCCAATGGGGCCGTTACAGGACGTGCGACCCATAGCCATCCCAACATGGGCCAAGTGCCCAGCGCCAAGAAGAAGTATGGGCCTGCGTGCCGTGCTCTCTTCGGGGCGATCTTTGCGAGGAAACTCAAGAAGGGCTGGGAGAACGCCGTTCAGTTGGGTTCCGATGCGAGCGGCCTTGAGCTGCGTTGCCTGGGACACTTCGGGGTTCCCTTCGATGGTGGTTCCTACGTGGACACCGTACTCAATGGTGACATCCACTGGGTCAACGGGCTGGCCGCTGGGATCACTCCTGCTGGTCTCGAAAGGGACAAGTCCAACCACGAGCATGACGCCTACCGTGACATCGCCAAGACGTTCATCTATGCGTTCCTCTATGGGGCCGGTGATGGACTCGTGGGGTCGTTCGTAGGTGGCGGCAAGAAGGAAGGCAAGGCCCTGAAGAAAGCCTTCATGGAAAACACCCCGGCCATTAGCGGTCTGCGAGGTGCCCTTGAGGAACAACTCATCAAGGAACAGAAGTACAACAACGTCACCAAGAAGTACGACATCAAGTGGAAGCGCCGTTGGATCAAGGGCCTCGATGGCCGGAAGATCCATGTTCGCTCCCCTCACTCTGCATTGAACTCGTTGCTCCAGTCCGCTGGCGCCCTCGTGTGCAAGAAGTGGGTCGTCGAGGTGGAGCGTCTCTGCCAAGAGGCTGGGCTCTATCACGGTTGGTATGACGATGATGGAAACCCCGGTGACTTCTGCTTTATGGCTTGGGTTCACGACGAACTCCAGATCGCCTGCCGCACCCCTGAGATCGCTGAGCAGATCGCTGAGATTTGCCAGTCCGCTATTCGCCTCGTAGGTGAATCATTCAACTTCCGCTGCCCACTGGATACCGACTACAAGATCGGCCCAACGTGGCGCGAGTGTCACTAAGGAGACCCTATGTCAAAGACTTTGAAAATGACTATCAGCCTGCCTCTGACTGTAGTCGTGAAGACTGAATCCATTACTGCTCTGGAGGCTTCCCGTGAGGAGATCCGTCAGATGCCCGCTGAGAAAGTCGCAGCCCTTAAAGGGGCCCAGAAGTTCCGCTATGAGCTGTTCGCTGGCGACAAGACCACTGAGCAAGTCCTTGAGGTGATCTACCGTCAGGGCCTGCGCGAAGGCGTCCGTGATCTGATCATGGGTGAGATCCAAGGAAATGAATCGACCTGCCGTGTGGGTGACATCAAGGTGACCTTTGAGGCCCCTATGGTTCCCCGTAGCTGCAATGGCTGCATCAAGGATACCTGTGGTCGCCCTGAGAAACTCACTGGTTCTGGCTGCCCTCTCAAGATGACTGGCCTGCGTGAAGCGTGTGGCGGTCCTCGCTGGACTGAGACGGTATGAACGAATACCTAAAGGTTCTCTGGGAGATCAAGAAGCAAGCCCGCTCTTACCAATCCGACTTCGTTCGATCCCGCATTGCGTTGGTCAATGAGGCGTCCTCTCGGGGCCACATCTCGTGCCTCTCTACAGCGGGCAAGAACATGGGTCTCTGGACCCTGACCACTGAGGGGCAACTGTTCCTCGCAGAACATGGAGGTGCTGTATGAGCAAACTGAAAGTCGGCCTCGCCCTCGACATGGACTATCTGATCTTCTCGGCCATGAGTGCCGCTGAGGAAGAACAGGACTGGGGCGAAGACGTGTGGACGCTGTACTGCGATCACAAGAAAGCCCGTGACATTCTGTTCGGCACCATCAAGACCATCAAGGCTGACATTGCCGGTCAACTCAAGCGCAAGTTCAAACTCACTGACGACAAGTATGAGTTCGTGGATATCTGCATCCTGAGTGGTGATGACAACTGGCGTAAGGAGGTCCTTGAGACCTATAAGGCCAACCGCAAAGGTAAGCGCAAGCCAGTCGGCTATCCAAAGTTCTGCCAAGAGGTGATGGATCACTACGGTGAGATGTCCTTCAAGTGGCATGGCATGGAAGGCGATGACCTCTGTGGGATCTTTATGACCAACCCTGAGTTGGTCGGCTGCGACCGAGTAATCAGTGTGAGCTGTGATAAGGACTTCAACACGGTGCCGGGATACTTCTTTTGGCTGACTGAGATGGACCTCGTGAAGAACGATGAGGCCACCGCTGACCTGCACCACTTCTATCAGACCCTCAAAGGTGACACTACCGATGGTTATGGTGGAGTGCCGGGTGTCGGTGAGGCGTTCGGTCCCGGTCTCTGGGAGTGGCTGCAAGATCCTGAGTTCTTCTATGAGGCCACCAAGATCATGAAGTCCGGCAAGGACAAGGGTCTTGAGCGTTCCTACTGGACTTCCTGTAAGCCCGGTGATGAAGAGTGGGACTTGCGTCAAGCGCCAACCCTCTGGGCCTGCATGGCGAGTCTCGCAGCCAAGCAAGGGATGACCGAAGGGGAACTCATTGTTCAAGCTCAAGTCGCTCGCATCTGCCGTGGCTCTGACTTCGACATGGAAACCAAGAAGCCCATCCTGTGGACTCCTCGGGCTTACGAAACAGGCCGAGTCTAAAAACCCTCACTATGGCTACCGTAAGGGGTTCTTACCTTTAAGAGCCCTTAAGGAGGAACTTTGCTCAAACAGATTCAACACTTCATTCACAACCCTGACGACATCCCTGACATCTCCCCGGC